TTATTTCAATTGTTTTTTACCTTTGCTGATTACGATACCTTTAGCGTTTTCACCCACCTCAATGCCATTTAAGTTGTATCTTTTTGTATCGGCTTTAGAAGTGTCCACGGAAACGTTTTCTATATCGTCAGTGTCAGACTTACGTAACTCGATCCATCCCTTTTCATCGTAGGTAGAAAGATGCAACAAGCCATTATCAAACATCGTAACCACGAAATTAACAACGCTTTCGCTATTCCATGGAAGCAAATGCAAAATGTATTTTCCGGTTTGTGAACAACTCAACCAATAGCCCTTAAACATCCAATCATTATTAGGAAAATAGAAACGTGTATAATTGCCGTCCTTTAGTTCCAGATACTTAGGTGTGTTACCTAAACGATACTCAAACGGAAAATTGGAGAAAGAGCCACCAAAGCCGTAAACGTCCCATTTGCCCTGTATCTCTATTTCATCCAAATTGTTGATTTGCGCATTTGCGCTCATTGCAAGCATAAGCAGCAATGTAGTTAATATCTTTTTCATACCTTATTATATTCTTAATAGTCCTACAACTTTATAAATACCGAACACATCGGCTTTACAAACCTCAAAGTCTGGATATTCAGGATTGAATGAAACACACTTAAAGTTATCACCATTATCATACAAGCGTTTAAGTACGGCACCGTCCCGAGTATCAAGAACATAGGTTTTACCCCATTCTATAACATCACAAACCTTTCTTATTGCTATTTCGTCGCCGCCCTCAAATTTAGGCTCCATTGAATCACCCTTAACAATCATTGTGCAGTCGTATGGTGGGAAAGCCTTAATAATCGGCATTTGTTCACAATCACTTGATTTGATACTATCACTAAAGCCTGTAAGAAGTCCGGCAACAACCGCCATGGGAATACGTGGGCGGGTCTCATTGTTTTGCTCCTGTTCGGGTACGCTTTCACGTGCATACACATCCCCCACACCATCCATAAGCCATTTGAGGTTTATGTTATAAGCATGAGCAATCTTTTTTAGGGTATCAACCGTTATGGTTTGTTGCCCCTTTAGCATCTTACTAAACCCTGATGGGTCTATACCGGCCCCCTTTGCAAAGGTGGTTGGTTTGGTTAGTGCATCATATTCGATGTAATCACTAAGTCGTTTGATAAGGTCTTTTTGTTCCATTTTGTGCAAATTTCCTTTAATTTCCATTAAATACCATTAATTATAAATGAAAATAATTGGCAATTCTTGGAAATTCCAATTATTACCAATATCTTTGCACCCGAGATAAGTAAGTAACTACCTCAAGAGCATAAGAAAGGCTGTCGGACTATTTGCCCAACATCACCAAAACCCAACTGCAAATATACGGCAGTTTTTCTTTATCTCCAAAGGTATAAGTAACTAACTAAGTAATTTTAATAAAATTTATACTTTTATGGCAGACGAAACAGGAAAAGCAATCAAATTGACACGTGACGATTTGCGGTCAATTGACGTAGGAAAGACGAAAACGTTTTACCTACCTGATGCGAAAGCGTGCGACAACGGCAAGGCTTTAACGTATCAGTTTCAAAATTTGATGGGCTGCAAGTTCAGCGTTAAAACGGACTATACAGCCAATACACTAACCATCACACGTAACGCTATATGATTATCACCAAACCCGAAGTAGAGCCAGACGGTTTGTATAACCAAGGGCAAGCAGCCAAAGCGTTGCACGTAGATCGGCACACCGTCGCCCGGTACGCTAACGATGGGCTTATTAAGTTCAGAGTTAGAAAAGCCGGAAAAGGCTTAATCACTACGGGGGCGGAAATAATCAAGTGTTGGAAATCAATGTATCTTTAAAAATTAAGCCGTATGAAAAAAGTAATGAAGAATTGGCGTTATTGGCTGATGGTAGTTATCGGCTTTATCGCTTTTTTCAATCTGATTGGGATGCCTCACAACGATAGCCCCAACTATTGGGAGTTAGTGATCTATTCCAAGTTTACAGCCGTAGCACTCGCATATATCGACATACGTTTGTATGTATGGTTTGCGAAACACAGAAAGATAGATGAGCTATTGGAGTACATCAACGAAGATAAGTAACCTCATTAAACATATACAAAAATGAAAACAGATTTTAGTATTAACGTACAGGTCAATTTGGGTGTAACACCCGAAATCGTGGCTTTGGTAAATGCCATTTTGAGCCACCGACCAACAGTTGCGCCGACCGCCGAGGAAGCACTCGACGGAAACGGACAAGTAGATAACAAGCCAGAGGACACCATCCCGGCACAGCCTCAACAGCCTACTAACAAGCGAGGCAGAAAGAAGAAAGAGGACGCAGCCGCCGACAAGCCGGAGCCTACCAAGGAGCCAGCCGGAGACGAACAGCAGGAGGCAGCAGCCAACGAAGCCGATGCCAACGGTGAGCAGGTTGCCGAGCAGGAAGAAGCCAAAGCCGAGGAAGCCGCCCCACAGAATGAGGGCCAGGCCAAAGCCCAGGCAGAGGCAGAGCAGAAGCCATTAACCGCCGAAGACGTTAGGGCGGCTATGCACGTAACACGTCAGCGTATCGAGGGCGAAGACTACAAGGAGAACACCAACGGCGAGGCATACAAGAAGTATCACAAGCCATTAACGGCACAGTTCAAGAACATAGCCGCTTTGTTAGGTGCTGAAAAACCGAGTGCTTTGCCACCTGATAAGATTGCAGATTTCATTGAGCAGTGCAACGGTTTACAGATAATGGAAGACGGCACGATCGGTTCAAATTGCCCATTTTAATAACAACATTTAAGCATATACAATTATGGCAGGTAAACACGCTTTATTATCACCAAGTGCGGCACATCGTTGGATGAATTGTACCGCCGCCCCACTTCTGGAAAAAGACGTGGAGGATAAGGGCAGCACCTTTGCAGAGGAGGGAACGTTAGCCCACGCCTATTGCGCCAAGAAACTGAAAGAGTTTTTGGGTTTGTCGGTGGATGAGGAAAAAGCCGAGATAGCGCAGTTAGACGAGCAGTACCACAGCGGCGAAATGGACGAGTACACCGACACATACAAAACTATCGTACTGGAGAAGTTCAACGCCGCCCGAGCTAAAACCAAGGACGCACAATTATTGGTTGAGGTCAAGTTAGATTTTAGTCACTACGTACCTGATGCTTTCGGCACGTCGGACGCTATCATTATCGCCGATGGCGTGATGGAGGTTATCGACTTTAAGTATGGTAAGGGTGTAAAGGTGTCAGCCGTGGAAAATCCACAAATGATGATTTACGCTTTGGGCGCATGGGACTTATTTAATTTTGAGTACGACATACGTAAGGTACGCATGACTATCGTACAACCACGTATTGATAATCTTTCGGAGTTCGAGTTAGATGCCGCCGACCTCATTAATTGGGCAGTCGATGAGCTGCAACCAAAAGCCAACGAAGCCTATGCCGGAGGTAAGCAAAAGCCGGGCAATTGGTGTCAGTTCTGCAAGGTTAAGGCCAATTGCAAAGCCCTATCGTCTATGTGCATCGAAGCACAGCAAGCTAACCCCGACCCACGTAAGATTAGCAAGGAAGTAATGGAAAGCACTATACTACCTTTGCTTTCAACGTTCAAAACGTGGCTAACTGGAGTTGAGGAGTACAGTTTGGAACAGGCATTAAGTGGCGTACAGTATCAAGGTTTCAAAATCGTTGAGGGGCGCAGTATCAGAAAGATAACAAACCCAACCGCCGTGATGGAACTTTTAGGCAAAGAGGGCTTTGCAAAAGAAGCCTACATTAAGCCTACCGAGCTACGAAGTATTACCGATTTGGAGAAGCTCATTGGTAAGAAACGCTTTGGTGCAATTTGCGCCGAGTACATCAATAAGCCACAAGGCAAACCAACGTTAGTGCCTGAATCAGACAAACGCCCGGCGTTTAATCAGGCAGCGGACGATTTTAAAGACATTTAAGTTTAACATTTTAAATTCATACAATTATGATAGACCCTAAAGTAGTTAATGACACTAAGGTAATCTTTGGCCCATGCCGCCTTAGTTACACCCACGTATTTGAGAAGTACAGCCCAGACGGTGACGGAGAGGGCAAGTTTATGACTAACGTTTTGATACCGAAGTCTGAAAAGAAGACTATCGAAGCCATCAAAAAGGCAATCGAGGCAGCTAAGAAAGCCGCTATCGTAGCCAAGTGGGGAGGCAAAGAGCCTAAGAAACTTGATTTGGCTTTGCGTGATGGAGACGAAAAGGACGATGAGGTTTACGAAGACCACTTCTATTTGAACGCCAAGAGCAACACACGCCCGGGCGTAGTTGATCGTAAGAAAGTGCCTATCATGGACGAGGAAGAAGTTTACAGCGGCGTTTGGGCGATTGTGTCGGTAACTTTCTACGGCTACGACGTAAGCGGTAACAAGGGCGTAGCGTGTGGCCTCAACAACATTATGAAGTTCAAGGACGACGAACATTTGGGCGGCAGAGTATCAGCCGAAAGCGACTTTGGCGATTTGGACGGCATCGACGACGAGGACGACGACGATTTGTAAAGTGCTTTTTTTCTCTACGATAAAATGTTAATGTAGTAGCCCCCCGGCGGTGGAAAGAGGAAGCCGCCGGGGTAATCAAACAACAAAGCGTATGAAAGAATTAGGCATAGACATCGAAACATATAGTAGCAACGACCTAACCGAGTGTGGCGTTTACAAGTACGTGGAAGCCGAAGACTTTACCATATTGCTTTTTGGGTATAGCGTGGACGGTGGCCCGGCGAAATGTGTGGACTTGGCAAGCGGCGAAACTTTGCCGCCGGACATCAAAGCAGCATTAACCGACCCCGAGGTAATAAAGACCGCTTTCAATGCAGCTTTCGAGCGTATTTGTATCGGCGTGTATTTAGGCATCAAAGGGCGATTAGACCCGAGACAATGGCGGTGTACGATGGTAAGAGCCGCCCGAATGGGTTTGCCGCTTTCGTTGGCTCAATGTGGTGAGGTGCTTAAACTGGAAGACAGAAAGATGACAGAGGGTAAAGCCCTGATAAGATACTTTAGTGTTCCAAACAAGCAGACAAAACAGGGCATAACAAAGATGATCCGGCACAAGCCAAGCGATGCGCCAGACAAATGGGCAACGTTCAAATCCTATAATATCCGAGACGTGGACGTAGAGCAAGCCATCTTAAAAAAGGTCAGGAGATTGGAAGCACCAGAGTTTGACGAAGATTTATACGTGGCCGACCAACACATTAACGACCGTGGCGTAATGATAGACCAAGTATTGGTAAACAATGCCGCCCGATTTGACGATCTATACAAAGATGAGCTATTTGCAGAAGCCCGAAAACTTGCAGGCATGAGTAACCCAAACAGCCCCGGACAGATTAAACAATACATATCCGAGAACACCGGGTTTACTATTGACAGCCTCAACAAAAAGAATTTGGACGACTACGAGGTGCAGTTTAAGTATTGGCCCAAGGTGCAGAAAGTTTTGGCTTTGCGTAGAGAAATGGGTAAGACTTCTAACAAGAAGTACACAACTATGCAAAAATGTGTCTGCAAGGATAGCCGAGTACATGGTTTGTTGCAGTTTTGCGGTGCAGCACGTACAGGCAGATGGGCAGGGCGTTTGGTGCAGTTGCAAAACCTACCACAAAACCATCTGGAAAGTCTGGATGATGCACGCTATTTGGTAAAGCAGGGTGATTTGGAAGAGTTTGAAATGAACTACGGAAACGTTACCCAAGTACTTAGCGAGTTGATACGTACCGCTTTCATAGCCAAGCCCGGTTGCACGTTCCACGTATGCGACTTTTCGGCAATCGAGGCACGTGTGATAGCATGGATAGCCGGGGAAACATGGGTATTGGACGCTTTCAGAGCAGGGCACGACATCTATTGTGAAACTGCAAGCAAGATGTTTGGCGTACCAGTTCAGAAACATGGTCCCAACGGAGATTTAAGACCGAAAGGCAAAGTAGCCGTTTTGGGTTTGGGTTATGGTGGTGGCGTATCGGCATTGGAAGCGATGGGCGGTAAGAAGTTAGGTTTAACAGAATCCGAGGAAAAAGACATCGTAAACAAGTGGCGAGACAGTAACCCACATATCGTTAAGTTGTGGCGTACCGTTGAGAAAGCGGCTATCATAGCCATTAAGACAGGAAAAAGCGTGCAGATACAACGAGGCATTATTATTAGTTATCGTTGGGGTATGTTGCTAATTACCCTACCAAGTGGCAGGACTATTTGTTACCCACGTACAGAAGTTGGAATCGAGACAAACGACGGTTGGCGAGGCGACCACGAAATTATCGAGTATGAGGGTTTGAACCAAAAAACGAAGAAGTGGGGAAAGTTGAGAACCTACGGCGGTAAGCTAACCGAGAACATCGTACAGGCTACGGCACGTGACATATTGGGTTGTGTGATACTTAGAGCCGAGCAGAGAGGGTTAAACGTAGTTTTTCATATACACGATGAGATCATCGTTGAGGCTACGAAAGACCAGACGTTACCGATGGTTGAGGCTTTGTTTAGTGAGCCTATACCGTGGTGCAAAGATTTGCCGCTCAAAGGTGCAGGGTACACCACCCCATACTATCTAAAAGATTAAACAATAAAGCAATATGGCAGAAAGTAAGACAATAGAAATTAAGGTGAAATGGCACAAGGCGATCGAGGCCCCTAAAAAGAATGTGCCAATATATCTACTTTTCAAAGTTGGCAAACGAAAATATCCGCTTTGCCGATTAATGACGTTTCATCATAGTAACGTCGTTCCGGCTGAATGTGATTGGGGCAAAGCCGAAACCCAGGAGCCACAGTTACCTATCATGTGGGCGTATGCAAGTCAGATCGAGCCACTTATTACCGATGAGATAGTGGCAGAGGCGAAATTTGCAGCGTGGGCGTGGTATAAAGAAGATTAGTTAAACAATATAAAGCATATACAAAAATGGAGATACAGACAAGTAAGGCACTATCAGACGTGCAGCAATTTAGATACGAGTTATTGCAATGGTGTGGCAACGTGGAAGATGCGGAGAAAGCCAATACCTTTGTAATGGGTAAGGACGAAAAGCCAGTACAGGCGCAGTTACCAAAATCCGGCAATATGGAGGATGGCATCTATTTGGTACACGCCGATGGCAAAGCAACTTTGTTTGAACTGGAGTACACCAAAGACGATAACATGGATAGCGAGGTAGTAGCTATCGGTTTGAAGATGGGTGGCTTTGGCATTAAGATAGCTTTGCACGATGAGGCTAACGGCGATGGTATCACGCTAACAACAAAGGCGAATGGCAACAAAGAAAACGACCAAGCCTACTATACCGACAAATACGACGATGCAATAGCAGACATGGACGGAGCAAGAAACACCAACCATTTGCGTAGCATCCTGAATCCAAAGATAAAGTTAGCCGATGATTGGTACATACCATCTTTAGGCGAGCTGTACCGTATCTTTATCAACAAAAAGGCTATCAATGCAGCTTTGGAGTTTGCCAAGGGCGATAAACTGCAAGACCGTTGGTATTGGACTTCTACCGAGAACAGTGCGACCACCGCGTGGCATCTGCGCCTCAACGGCGGTTATGCGAACGGTTGGTACTCTAAGGCCAGCAACACGTTCAGAGTTAGGGCAGTGTCAGCATTTATTTTTTAGCCCTTAACATTTTAGTTTTTAATCTTTAAGCACGGCGAAAGCCGTGCTATTATTCACCGATACCGCCAATTATGAAAAAGATGTACTGCAAAACGTGCCTATCATACGATCCTGATGAAGACAAACCCGGTTACGGAGTTTGTAAGCTATCGGAGTGTGAGGTTTGCGAGCAGTGCCCCGGTTGCATAGATTGGCGGTATTTTAAGATTTGGTACTTATAATATGGTTATTCTTTCTTTATTCGACGGCATGAGTTGCGGACAAATTGCACTAAGGGAATTGGGCGTAACGATTGATAAATACTATGCAAGCGAGATAGATAAGTTTGCAATCCAAAACACGATGGCGAATTTTCCCGGCACCGTGCAGTTAGGCGATGTTAGACAAGTGGACGCTAAGAGTTTGGGCAAAATTGATTTGCTGATAGGCGGCAGCCCATGCCAGTGTTTTAGTTTTGCCGGAAAACGTGCAGGAATGAGTACCAAAAGCAAAGAACAAATCGAGACCTTAACAAGGTATCTGGAATTAAAACAACAGGGCTTTGAGTTTGAGGGGCAAAGTTACTTATTTTGGGAGTACGTCAGAATACTTAACGAGCTACGAGAGACAAACCCAAACATCTTATTTATGCTTGAAAATGTTGAAATGGGCAAACGATGGGAGGCAGTTATTAATGAGGCTTTGGGTATCGTAGGCGTTCATATAAATAGTGCTTTGGTATCGGCACAAGTTAGAAAACGTATCTATTGGACTAACATTAAATTGGCGCAGTGTGATTTATTCGGTTTACCTCATAGCGCAATACCACAGCCGACAGACCGACACATATTTATTAAAGACATCTTACAGGATGAAGTCGATGAAAAATATTTCCTTAGTCCTGAATATGTAGAAAAGTTATTAGCTTACAACAAACGTCAGGAAGAACACGGCAACGGCTTTAAGGCTATTTTCCACAAGGAAACAGACAAAATGTGTACATTAACAGTGGGGGGCGTAGTGTGAAAGACTTAATTTGTGTAGCCCAAAGGGGTAGATCATACCGAGGCGAGCCACGACACTTTGAGGAAAGCCCAAACCCCGGTAAGACCAACTGTTTAACAACAGTGGCGAAAGATAATTTGATAATGCAACGACCACGAGGCAAAAACAAAGGTGCTATTAATACCGAAAAGTCGCCTACGTTATCCGCTAATTCATGGCAACAAAATAATTTATTAGTGAGCAAGCCAAAAGACGGAATCATGCAGATAAACCCGAGCCGTGAAAGTGGAGGCACACAGCCATACCAACAAAACCGAGTTTATGCAGCTGATGGCAAAAGCCCGGCTTTGATGAACGGACACGGAGGGCAGACGATTAACGCCTTAGTGGGGGGGCTGCAAGTCAGACGATTAACGCCGACAGAGTGCGCCCGACTGCAAACTATACCAAAGTGGTATAAATGGGAAGTATCAGAAACACAACAATACCGTATGTTGGGCAATGGTTGGACGGTAGAGGTTATAAAGCATATACTTTCATTTTTACCCGATCATCTTAAAAAGTAAAACAACATGGCAGAAGATTTCAGATATATAAGATTTAAAGTTATTAGGACGAGCGACCTAAAAGAACTTTTCAGGCAGTTGGACGATGAGCCACGACCATTTGAGTTAGTGGTACACCCACCAGTAGGCAAAATCGGTGTGCGCCCGGTAACTATCAAGGCGAACAACGAGGAAGATGCTAAGTACTTTAAAGGTATCTTAGATAAGTTATCGCATGAATCTTTAGAAAGATTGACGTATGGCACAGATAAAGTTAAACAATGATTTCCCGATCGACATAGCAGCAGCCCATAGCCGTATTGCGAAGAAGTGGAAGAACAAAGCGACCACATGGGCGAAGTTGGTAGAGCGATGCAGCGAAACGAAGCGAACCACGGAAAGCGTAAGTGAGTACGCCAAGATGAGCAGGGAGGAACAAAGCAGTATCAAGGACGTGGGCGGTTTTGTCGGTGGCTACCTATCAGGTGGAACACGAAAGACCGCTAACGTGATGTGGCGAAGTATTGCCACGCTTGATATTGACTACGGTACACCCGACCTTTGGGATGAGTTCACGTTAAACTTTGACTTTGCGGCGATGCTTTACAGCACACACAAGCACACGCCGGAAAACCCACGCTATCGTTTGGTGTTCCCATTGAGCCGTCAGGTACGCCCGGATGAATACGAGCCACTTTGCAGGATGATAGCAAGCAAACTAAATATTGAGGTATTCGACGATACCACCTATCAGTTAGCGAGATTGTTTTATTATCCATCTACAAGCAGAGACGGCGAATATGTGTTTGAGTACCAAGACGGCAAGGCGTGCAACGTTGATGAGTTCCTAAAGCAGTACCACGACTATAAAGATGTAGCACTTTGGCCAGTATCAAGCAGAGAGGGCGACATCATCGTACACGAATTGAAAAAGGTAGGTGATCCAACCGAAAAGCCCGGCTTAATTGGTGCTTTTTGCCGTGCCTACTCAATAGAGGATGCAATCGACACGTTTCTACCTGATGTGTACGAGAAGACCGCCCACGATGGGCGATACACCTACATTAATGGTAGTGTGGCGGCAGGTTTGGTTTGCTATGAGGGTAAGTTTGCATACAGCAACCACGAAACAGACCCGGCGAGTAAGCAGCTTTGCAACGCTTTTGACCTTTGCCGAATACATCTATATGGTGTGCAGGATGAGGGGACGAAGATAACAGACAATACACGTTTGCCGTCGTACCTGAAAATGCAGGATTTCGTAGCCAAGGACAAAAAGGTTAGAATATTACTTACAAAGGAACGGCAGGGCCAGGCCGATGATGATTTTGCCGACATCGAAGCAGAGGAAGCCGGGGACAGCGCAGTATCTGAAAACGCCGACAAGTGGATGGCTGAATTAGACTTTGATAAGAAAGGCAGCATCAAATCAACGGCAAGCAATATTATTGCTATTCTGGAGAACGACCCAAGGTTAAAAAACCATATATGGCAAAATCTGTTTAATGGGTTTAACTACATAACAGGTGGTTTGCCGTGGAACGCTGAGGCGACGCAATGGGGCAATACTGATGATGCAAATCTAAGGATCTACTTAGATGAGAAGTACGGAGTAACTGGAAAGGACAAAATCAAAGATGCTTTGGTGGCAGTCGTTACACGTCACAGAGTACACCCAATACGTGATTACCTCAATAGTCTTACATGGGATGGCGTGCCACGATTAGACCGCCTGATTATTGACTACGTAGGTGCAGAAGACAACGAACTAAACAGAGCTATGACACGCAAGCACTTTACGGCAGCAGTTGCAAGAGTGATGAACCCGGGATGCAAGTATGATTATTGCCTGATTATTGCCGGAGCCGAGGGTATCGGTAAATCTACGCTTTTCAATGTGATGGGCGGCGATTGGTTTAGCGATAGTTTGGTGACGATGGAGGGTACAAAAGGTATGGAGCAAGCCCGGAACGGTTGGGTTATCGAGTTACCGGAGTTGGGCAGTATCAAGCGGTCAGACGTTGAGCAGGTGAAAGCCTACATAAGCCGTCAGAATGATATGTACCGCCCGGCATACGGCAGCGTAATGGAATCCCACCCGAGACAATGCGTTTTTTGCGGTACGACCAACGAAACATATTTCTTAAAGGGTGAGACCGGAAACCGCCGCTTTTGGGTAATGAGTGTAAACCCAGAACTACGTAAGCATGGAGACCCACGCCAAGCGATCGAGGCAGACCGTAACCAGTTATGGGCCGAAGCCGTGCAACGCTATAAGGATGGCGAAAAGTTATACCTTAGTGAAGCATTGGAAGCGGAAGCCCGAAAGCGTCAGGGCGAGTTTAACGATAATCAGGAAGACCCATTACCGGGAATGATACAGGCATACTTAGATATGAAGTTGCCGACCGACTGGAGTACATGGGACTTAAACCGCCGACGTGCATACATTAAGAACCCCGACCCACTGGATGAGGTAGGAACGGAAGCACGTACCAAAGTATGTGCCGCCGAGTTTCTTTGTGAGGTGTTAGGGCGAGACGTTGGTGGCAAAGATTACAAGTATGAAGCGAGAAAGGTTAATAAGGTGTTGGGCGAAATTGGTTGGCAAAAATTATCGTCTGCAAGATTTCCGATATATGGGACACAGCGAGGGTTTAGCAGGCCAAGAGAAGACGACGACGAAAGCGACCTTTAAGGCATCAATCGGGCGTAGGAATAGGTAAACAAAGTGATGTTTACAGAGTTTGTTTACAAGCAAAGCGACAAAAAGCAAATATCGCAAAAGGCGTAAACAATTTATTTTGTTTACGGCTTTGTTTACACACTTTGTTTACACCTAAAAGGCTGACTATCAATACTTAACTATATATGTAAACATAATAAACATAAAATATAGTATAAGTAGTAATATATAGTTATATACTATAAATATACGTATAAAGGGGTATTAAGTATATATGTATAGAATGTTGAAAGTAGAATGTTTACAAACGGCATAAGATAGAATGAAGAAGTTAGAGGCAATAACACGCCACGCCGAGGTATCGGAAAAGGCGATAGAAAAATATTTGGTGCAAGAGGTGAAAGCCATTGGTGGCCTTTGCCTCAAATACTCAAATGCAAACATGGTGGGCTATCCTGATAGAGTGATATGCCTACATGGTGGTAAGGTTGTTTGGGTGGAGTTGAAAAGTAAAGGCAAGAAGCCAACGAAGATACAAACCATAAGACAAAATGAGTTGGTAAGCATGGGCCACGAAGTCTATACAATCGACAACAAACAGACGATCGACGAATTAATTAAAGTTTGGAGGGCAGAGCAATGAAGTACAGACCATACGAATATCAGAAAACGGCAATGCAGTGGATATTAGACCACCCACGATGTGGGTTGCTGTTAGATATGGGACTTGGAAAAAGTGTTATTACCTTAACAGCCATACAACAATTAATGGACGATTGCGAGGTTAGCCGTACTTTGGTGGTAGCACCGAAAAAGGTAGCCGAAACAACATGGACTACCGAGGCAGAAAAGTGGGATCATTTGCAAAGCCTGAAAGTGGCAAAGGTGATGGGCACAGAGAAAAAGCGTAATTTGGCATTGGCATCTAAAGCCGACATTTACGTTATCGGGCGTGATAGCTTTGTTTGGTTAGTTGGTAAGTATGGCGGTCAGTTGCCATTTGATGTGTTGGTGATTGATGAGCTAACGAGTTTCAAATCTCCTAAGTCAAACCGATTTAAGGCGATGCGTACAGCCATACCAACGGTTAGTCGAGTTATCGGACTTACAGGAACGCCAGCACCTAACGGATTGATAGACCTATGGGCACAAATGTACTGTATAGACATGGGCGAGCGTTTGGGCAAGAGCGTAACGAAGTATCGTGACACCTACTTTGATACCCACAAGCATAACGATATAGTAGTACGTTGCGACATCAAAAAAGGGTGCGAGGACATCATCAAAAACAAGATTTCTGATATTTGCCTATCTATGCAAGCAAAGGACTATTTGCAGTTGCCGGACATGATCACCCACGAAACCAAACTTACTTTGTCGCCAAAGGTGATGGAGGCATACAACAAGTTTGAGAAAGAAAAGGTTTTGGAGTTTACCGAATTGCATACCGGAGAAAATGCCAATATCTTAGCGAATAGTGCCGCTGGGCTGATGAATAAGTTAAGCCAGTTCGCCAACGGTGCAATATACGATGAGGCCAAGGACGTACACGAAATACACGATGAGAAGTTGGATAAGTTAGCCGAGATTGTGGAAGCTGCAAACGGTAATCATGTGTTAGTCTTCTATCAGTTCAAGCATGATGTAACACGTATCACCAAGAAACTGAAAGGCTATATCGTTAAGTCATACGAGGGCGAAAAGGAGTTGAAAGAGTGGAACGCCGGAAAGATAGACGTACTATTAGCCCACCCGATGAGCACGGCGTTTGGCTTGAATATGCAGCAAGGTGGGCACTATATCGTATGGTTTGGCACAGGTTGGAATCTGGAATTATACCAACAAGCCAACGCACGATTACACCGACAGGGGCAGCAGTACCCAGTACAGGTGTATAAGTTGATTTGTGCCAACACCGTAGATGAAAGAGCCAACACGGCATTAAGTGGTAAGCAGGGCGTACAGCAATCTTTGTTGGATGGCCTCAACTATCTTGTAAGGAAGTATCATGCAACAATAACTATCAAAGATGAATATTAGAATATGGCAAAGGATAAAGACTATATAAGGCTGATACATACGGCCAAGTGGCTACGATTGAGACGTGACAAACTCAACGATACGCCACTATGCGAGAGGTGCGAGGAATTGGGCAGAGTGACAGCAGCCACCGAGGTACACCACGTTATCCCGGTTGAGGATGGACTAACGAGGCAGGAAAAAGAACGCCTGATGTTTGATTACTTTAACCTCAAAGCCCTATGCCACGATTGCCATGTTAAGGTACATACGGACATGGGCAGGTGTGGCAAAGTTCAAGCAAAGAACCGAGCCAAAGAGCACCTGAAAAGATTTGTGAATAAATTTTTGAAATGAGGTTGCAAGGTGAGACCCGGGGGCCTATTTTTTAATGGGGTACACCCCAACGGTTAAACCTCACCAACCCCCTTTTCCACACGTGAGCCGATTTTTGGGCCGTGGGGGATTTTGCCCAGATGCAAAGCCCCGGCATATTTGGCACGATATAAAAACGCCCACGTGTGTAGGTTAATATTAAAAATCAAGATTTATGAAGTTTGGAAACCAAGATGGCACAGGCTTTGGATTTGGCAGCTTTGGCGCAGGTCAGACCCAAGCCCCCCCCCACCCGATGAGGTGGAGCCGGAAGAAACCACAGCCGAGACAACCGCCCAGGCAAAGCGAGCGCATAGACGTACAAAGGAGTGTACCGAGTTATCGCAACGCTACGAGTACCGCCGGGCATTTAGCGAGGTCAAGTTATTGGAGGCAATGCAGTACGTTAAGCTGCAAGACCATACCACCTACAATTTTATCACCGCCGGGGACGTGGATAGCCTTAGTTACCTGAAAGTGGTGCTTAATCAGCACGATTTAGACTATTGTTTGTTATCTACATGGTGCATGGCGGCAGAGGATATTTTGCAGGTACGGCAATGGTACGAGCAAGGGCGCATTAAGAAACTTGATATGTATTTGGGCGAGATATTCCCGGGCAGCTATAAAATTGAATGGCAGATGGTACAAAAGTTCTATCAGGACCACCCAGAGGCAGGACGTGCCGCAGTATTCAAGAACCACAGCAAGATATACGCAGGGTGCAACTACGATGAGGGCTTTTATTTCGGCATACAGACAAGCGCAAACATTAACACTAACCCAAGAACGGAGCAGGGAAGTATAACAGTTGATAAGGGACTGTTTGAGTTTTACAAAGACTACTTCGACGGCATCCGCTCATTTGAAAAGTAACGCAGCATGGAAGAAAAGAAACAAAAGTTTTTGGAGGCTTTGGCGCATGGCTACGGCATCATAGCCACAGCGTGCGAGGCGATAGGCATAGGGCGCAGTACTTATTACCGATGGTATAACGCCGACCCAGAGTTTAAGGAGAAAGTGGACGAGATCACCGAGACGCAGGTAGATTTTGTCGAGAGCAAGTTGATGCAGTCGATAAACGCAAACGACACAACGGCTATTATCTTCTATTTGAAGACAAAGGGCAAGAAGCGAGGTTACAGCGACAAGGTGCAGCCAAAGACCGCCGACCCATTGCCAGTTAGCCAGACTTTGCTGGAGCCATCCATCGAGGAAGACAACAAGAAGATAGCCGCCAAGATTAAGAGCAAAAAAGCGTATATCGTTAAGTTGTTGAAGAAGCAAGGCAAATATACCGCCGAACTTACATACCAAGTGGATATTACGGCTAAGTTGTTGGTACGTGCCGACATTTTGGGAGATGAGATCATGGCAGACGGACACCAGGCCGTAAACGTGGAGTACAGCCGAGAGGGTAACGAACGCAAGACGATCGACCCGAAAGAAAAGCTATATATCGAGTTGTTGCAGCAGGGACAGAAAGCGTTAAGGGCTTTGGGCATGAACACCGAGAGCAAGGAACGAAAGAGCGACAACGATAGTTTTAACGACTTTATGGCAGCGATGCAGGAGGGCGACGAATGACAGAGGAAGAAAAAGGAAGATTTCGACAACTGAAAGCCGAGGTATCGGAGCAGTTGCGGCAGGGGCGTAGTACATACGCCGACCGTTACCGCCGTGCGCTTATCGAAACAGATAAGCGTATCGGCGATTATGTGTTTGGAGTGATAGACCACCCGGACGCACACAACCTGTATGAGATATTGGGAGTAAGACGCTTTTTGCAGATGCTTGATAAGTACGATTGGAAGCCCAAGCGAGTAAAGCGTTTTTTCAAGTTCTACGAGGCTTTGCGGTTTAGTGGCATCCGAGGGCGCACACGCTATAAGCTAACCCCGGTGCAGGCCTACCAATTTGCAAATATCTACGGCTTTGTCCGAGACGATGGGCGCAGACTGATACGTACCGCCTACCTATTCGTGCCCCGAAAGTTCAGTAAAACGACATCGTGCGCAGCTTTGGCGGTTTATGATATGCTTTTCGGTGATAACAACGCCCAGGCATACGTAGGCGCAAATAGCTACGATCAGGCGAAAATCTGTTTTGATGAGATACGAAACATCATGTTTGATATTGACCCAAAGGAAAAGCACTTTAGGGTTAATCGTGAAAAGATTACTTTCAAAGACCGTGGACGTGATAGCCTCATACAATGTTTGACGGCCAACGCCAAAACCAAAGATGGTTTGTTTGCCTCATTGGTGATAATGGACGAGTACGCCCAAGCCCGAAACACGGCAGGCAAGAACGGCGCAGACCTCAAAAACGTATTGACAACATCAATGGGGCCAAGGCGTGAGCCGCTAACTATCATTATCACAACGGCAAGCGATGTGGTAGATGGCCCATTTGCCCACGAACTTGACGGAGTGATGGCAGTACTACGAGGCGAAGCGGAAAGCGACACCATGTTTGCATCTATCTTCATGCCTGATGTGGACGATGCAGAGGACAGCCCGGAGACGTGGGCAAAGGTGCAGCCACATTTGGGTATCACGGTGCAACCGGACTACTACGAAAATGAGTATCAGACCGCCCAGTTATCAGCCGAAAATATGTTGGCTTTTCGCACGAAATTGCTTAATATTTTCACGATAAATGACGAAAAAACGTGGTTTACCCACGAAAAGGCAAAAGAATTATTGGGCAATTTCTGTATAGATCAGGTGCAGGGCCGCCCAGATTGTGCCGTGGCGTTTGATTTGTCGGTGCATGATGATTTCAGCGCAGTATCTTATACCGTGTATCTATCGGGCAATAAGAAGTTTTACACGCATACTGATTACTATTTTCCGGAGGGAGCGTTAAAAGGGCATCCCAACGAGCAGCTTTATAGGCTTTGGAACGAAAAAGGGTATCTTATTTTCTGCAAAGGGCAGAAGATAGACACGGCGATGATTACCGAGGATATATTACGACGCAGTAAGTTGGTTAATATTATCCGTATTGGCTACGATGCTTACAAGGCACAGGAGCTAACGAGTATCTTAAAGTCAGTTGGAGCGAGGAACGTGCTAACCCCATTTAGTCAGACCTACGGAAACTTTAACCTACCAGTCGAAAGTTTTGAGATGCTTGCATGGAGTGACCCGGTAAAGATAGAGTTTAACGACAACCCTATTAATGCTTTCTGTTTGGAAAATTGCGTGATAGATACCGACAATCTGGAGAACAAAAAGCCGCTCAAAGTGTCACAATACCGCAAGATAGATGGGGCGATCACAATGCTAATGACTTTGGGTTTGCTATACACATTTGAGAGGTAATTTGCAAGTTTTTAGAACATAAAAATATTTAATAAAATAATAATTTTACCACGATGTGCCAAGGTGTACCACGATGCACCAAGGCACATTTTTTTTGCTCACTTTTGTGTTGTATCTTTGGGGCTAAAAAGTATAATTATATATGGGTATTTGGCAAAACATAGTAAAATTTTTCAGCCGTAGCACCGATGCAGATGGCGCAGTTAGCGAGCCACAGACACCGGGGCCACGTACCGGAGACTATACCCAGTTCTTTAACTTTTTCGGTACAGGCAATACCGCTTTGTCGGTAGCCACTGTTTACCGATGTGTGCAGTTACTTAGTGAAAGTGTAGCTAATTTGCCATTTTTGTATATGAGACTGAAAGACGGCATTTTTGTGGAGGACACGAATAGCCGTTTGCATTATCTTCTAACAGTACAGCCAGACTTTACAAAGTCGGCGTTTGACTTCTGGAAAGAAGCCGTAGAAAATGTGTTGTTAGAGGGTAATGCTTACATCGTACCAGTGTACAACAGGGCTACTTTAGAAATAGACCGATTGGTTTTGTGTGGGCGCAATACTGTAAACCACGATGTGTATAACGACACCTACATGATTACCGATACCATCAACGGTATATGTGGAGTTTACGATGAAAGCGAGATCATCCACATTAAGGGGCATACAAGCAACGGTAAGCACGGCGTTAGCGTACTGGAGTATGCAAGGCATACGTTAGACATAGCATTAACCGGAGATAGGGAGACGCTTAAACGATTTGCCAATGGCGGCAATGTTAGGGGTATCGTAAGCAACGATAAGACTACTACCGGGTTCGGTGAGTATCAGGACAAGGAATTGGAGAAGACAGCCGAAAACATAGATAGCCGTTTTCAGAATGGCGAGCGCATAGTTAGTTTGCCGGGACAGGTGGACTTTAAGCAAATTTCGCTTTCTTCTACTGATATGCAGTTTTTGGAGAGCCGAAAGTTTACGGTACGAGATATTTGCCGTTTCTTTGGTGTGCATCCATCTTTCGTATTTGACGATACAAGCAACAATTACAAGTCAGCAGAAATGGCGAATGTGGCGTTTTTGAGTAATACGTTAAATCCACTTTTGCGCAATATTGAAAATGAAATGTTGCGTAAGTTAATCGCCCCTACTCTATGCTGCAAACGTAAATTTGAGTTTGACCGCAGAGGACTTTACGCAAGCGATTTGGATAGCAAAGTTAAGTATCAGGCGGCGACAATCGCCGCAGGTATTTATACGGTGAACGATTGGCGCAAGGTGGAGAACCGCCAACCTATTGAGGGTGGCGACAAGGTTTTAGTATCGGCAAATCTTAGAGATATTGCCAACGAGACCGAAGTTAATAACGCACCGGAGCCAGAGCCAAAGAAAACTAAAAAGGACGATAAAAATAAAGATGGAGACCAAGACGATGAATAAAGATACAATCATAAGACGGTGTTTGTGTACTCCTACCGAGTTACACGTCAGAGAGGCAGCAGAGGGCGAAGCACCGAGCCGCACAATAACTGGATATGCCATATTGTTTAATGTACCGTCGGCCCCATTGTGGAGAGACGAAGATAGCGAGGCCCGGGAAGTGATAGCCCCGGAAGCCGTTACAAAGGAACTCTTAGACGGCCAAGACATCAAAATGACGATGTTTCACAATCGACAGTTGATTTTGGCAAGAAGCAATAAGGGCGGCGGTACACTTTCGTACACAGTAGATGAAAAGGGCGTGGCTTTTGAGTTTGATGCACCTAATACCGTGGACGGCGACAAGGCTTTGGAATTGGTACGCCGTGGCGACATAAGCGGTTGCAGCTTTGCGTTTTCAACACGCTACTATGATAGCGATTTTGTAGAGCGTCAAAGCAAAGTAATGGCTAACGGCATTAACAATATTACCTATCGTGTCAAAGCGATTACAGGTATCTTTGACTTTACGTTAGCGGCTGATCCGTATTACCCAGATACGAGCGTAGAGGCAAGAGAGTTTACCGATGAGTTGAAGCGAGAGCAGAAGCCATCGGAGCCTCAACCACAGACAAGCGAGCAGAAAGAAAAAGCGTTAAAGCAGTTGCGTGAAATGCGCCACGCTGCAAAACGCAGTTTAGTATAATATTTAATTTTTAATTTTCAGACATGGACAAAAAGACAAAGAAAACAATTAACGTTCGTGAGCTGATTAACCAGTATCAGCAGAATTGCGAACGCATCACAGAGATTGCGGACGTATGCGAGAGAGAGCAGCGTGAGCGCAACGAGGCAGAGAACACCGAGTTTGAAACCCTCATGCGTGAAAATCAGTTGTTGCAGATGAAGATGCAGGCGGCAACCGCCGAGCATTTGCGTGAAAATCCAAACGCCCAGGAAGATGCAATTAAGATCATCCGTGAGAACGCCGCAGCAGGTCAGCGTACCGAAATCATGCTTTTGCGTGATATGATGATGGTGCAGGACGTAGCAAAGGGAGCAATCGTGCCGCTTAACGTTCAGGACATTTTAAAACCTTTGCAGGAGGGCTTTATTTTGGATAAGGTAGGTTTGCCAATGCCAACAGGTTTGGCAGGTGACTTTGTTTGGCCTATGTACGAAATGGTAGAGGCAGAGTTAGCAGGTGAGGGCGCAGAACTTAGCGACACCAAAATACCTTTCAGCAAAATGACCGCAGCACCGGAGCGTATGGGTATTGCCATCCCGGTAACTAACCAGTCGCTCAACCAATCGCAGGGACTTTTGGAAATGATTGTGCGTGAGGTTATGCCGCTTGCAATCCGTCTGCTTTTGAACAAAATCGTTTGCGGCGTCAATAAGGTTAATGGTGCTACTAATTTGGTAGGCCCATTTGTGGCACTCAAAGACAACCCGGTATTGCTTTCAGCCGTTCCAACCTTTAACGAACTCAACGCCCAGATGAAAGCCGCAGTACTTGAAACAGGTATCGACGGCAGCAACCTTTGTTGGGTAATGACAAAGAGCATGGAGGCGATTTTGGAGGGTACACCTATCAACGAAAAGGGTATCTTTTTGCCGATGATCCAGAACGGAAAACTTTGCGGCTTGCCAGTTTACACCTCAAATGTTATTCGTGATACTAAGGTATCGTACCAGAAGTATAACGGCACAGCATGGGCGGCAGCAGAAGACTTTGACCCACAGACAAGCACCGCTAAGTATATCGTGACAAGTGCCGACGAGGTTAATAACCTTACAGGCATGAAGTCGGGTGACTACGTTAAGATTATCACAGGTACGGAGTACATCGGTTTGGGTGATTGGCGTTATCAGCCAATGGGTATGTTTGGTACTTTGCGCTTTATCGTCGATCCATACAGCAAGGCACGCAAAGATTGCGTAGATTTCGTGCTCAACACGGACTATGCTACTAAGACAATCCGCCCAGAGGCCTTTAAGTTAGGTAAAGTCGGCGGTAAGAAGTAATCACATTTTAAAGTTATAACGTTATGGCAGTAGTGAGTTTGGCACTTTTCAAGAAGCACGTAAGGGCTGATGATTTCGCCGATGATGACGAGTATTTGCAGCATCTATTAGATACAGCGGAAAGCGCAGTTATCACGGCAACCAACAGAACCCAAGAGGAATTGGCGCAGATGGGTAACGGACACGATGTACCTACCCCAATAAAACACGCTATACTGATGTTGGGCGCACATTGGTACAATCAGCGTGAAAGTGTGAGTAGCGTGCAAATGCACACCGTGCCGGATTCGCTACAGGCCTTAATTAAACCCTATCGAAAATTAGCGGAATGAGAGCAGGAGAAATGAAATATCGTTTGCAGTTGTTGGAGCCTACGGCGACAACTAACGACTACGGCGAGGAAGCGACAACCTACGAGCCTATACGCACCGTATGGGCAGAGAGGAAGAAGCAGAGCGGAATCCGTAGCGAGGAAGTGGGCGAACATTTCCCCGACTATCGAGCCGAATTTAATGTGAGGGACGCACACCCAGTTAAAGAAAACTGGAGAGTGCAGCAGTTGGGCGGCTATCTCTATACAGTAGTTGCCATCACCCCTAACATTGATAGAGGTATGAACACTTTAGTTTGTGAACGAGTAAACGAGTAATCAAGTTATGGCAAATCAATACGACGATACGCAGTTGCAGAAGTTGTTTACCGAAATGGACGTTAAACACCGAAAGAGAGCTTTAAAAGGTGCTTTCAGGAGAGAGGCGAACCAAGTAAGACGAACAGCTATAAACAATTTGCGCAGCTCATTACATAGCAACCGAGATTTGGAGAAAGGTATTAGGGCTATCGTATTTAAGAAAACCGCCGGATTTCGTGTTACTATCGGCACGAAGAAAGCCAACCGTAATGGAAAGGGCGAAAAAGGTATGCACATCAATCGCCAGGGACTAAAGAAGCCTGTTTTGATATGGGCAGAGGGTGGAACGGAGCAACGAAAGACCAAAACCAAAACAAGGGTTTTCGTCAGGGAACGCCGGGGCCACAATACCGGACGCATGAAACGATATGGCTTTATGCGTAAGACCCAAACAGACGTTAAGGATAAGGTAACGGCAGATTTGCGTAACGAGATAGTAGAAAGTGTAACTAAGACTGCAAATAAGTATGGCTGCAAATAAAACATCATTAAGTGCAGGTAGCATTATCCGTGATATGCTTCTGCGAGACCACGAGGTGGCGAAGCATACTAAAAAGGTTTTCCCAGTTGCTACGGACACGGCGGTTATGCCGTACATACTTTATCGGCGTGCCTCAATTGAGCAGAACCCGACAAAGGCAGGTTATCCGGGAGCCGACACCGTGACGATCGAGGTTATTTGTTATACCGAGAAGTACGGCGAGGGCGTGGAATTAGCCGAGGCAGTAAGGGCAGCTTTGGACGGCAAGCAAGGCGAGAAAGACGGTTTAGTTATGCGAAGTTGTGTTTTGGCTGATAGCGAAGAGGGTTACGATAGTGATGCCTATGCGCAGCAGTTAGTTTTTAACGTTAAAATTTAGTTAGATATGAGTTATTGTAATGGTAGTAATATGTTGCTTTATTTGGGCGAAGATGCTTTCGGGCACTGTACCACCCACACAGCAACAATGAATAGTGAGACAAAAGACCGTGCGGTTAAGCCATTGGCAAGCAAGGCGAAGACTAACGGAATGTGGAAAGAAAAGGGCGTAACTGGTTTGTCTATTGCTATTTCAGCCGAGGGCCTTATCTATGATGGCGAGACCGAAGCAAGTTACGGCAAGATGATGGCGGCGTGGAAGTCAGGACAGCCAGTTAAGATTAAGTGTATGCAGAGAGGCGACAGCGAAAAGCCATATTTGGCAGGTAGCTTTATCATTTCTTCTTTGGAGCGCACCGACCCAGCACAGGACGATAGTACCTATACTATCAATCTTGACAACAACGGCGAGCCGGACACACTCGATGAAACGGCGTTTACTGATGGCACAGCCTCATCGGGAGGCGAAGAAATAGGCGATCAGCACTAAAAATAACCCAGTTAATTAAGTTCATATATGAAAAAGGTTGAGATTAGAATCGGTAACGATGTTTTTCCATGCCGTCAGACAATGGGCGCAATGCTTAGATTTAAGCAGGAAACAGGGCGAGAGGTTACAGAAATCGACGCTACAAGTTTCACCGATATTTGTACGTTCCTTTGGTGTTGTATCGTTTCAGCATCCAAGGCAGACGGCAAGAAATTCAAACTTTCTTTAATGGACTTTGCCGATAGTGTCAGCCCAGAAGATATGAACGAATGGGCTAAAGCTATTGGCCAGGCCAATGAGGAAGATGCCGAGACCGACGCAGACGAAAAAAAAAGTTTGCAATAAATGATGTATTGGGCTTTGCTTTAGGTTGCATACATCTTTCATACGATGATTTTTGTAGGCTAATGCCTGATGAATTTAACAGCGTATGCAAAGCGTATTTAGACCAAGAGCAAAGCCAATACAAAGATAATTGGGAGCGTATGCGTATGTTGGCGTGCATAACTATTCAGCCGCACGTTAAAAACAAAATAACGCCCCAGAAGTTATTACCGCTTTCATGGGATAATCGCAGGAAGTCGAAGCAAGCAAAGACCGAACACATAACAGCCAAGGAAGCGGAAGAAAAGAGAAAACAAATTATTGCCCTATTGGGTGACAAATATTAAAGACTATGGCAGGTAAAAGTACTATATCCATAACGTTCAAATTGGACGGAGACGGTAAGGGGTTTAAAGACCTTTCGCATTCTGCGGACGGCCTAAAACAGACTATGACCGCCGCTATTGTGGAAGCCGACAAACTCAAATCGTCGTTGATCAACTGGAGCCAAGGCGTACAGGCTTTGGGCGCAGTATCTAACGCCGTCAGTCAGCTAAATGGTACTTTGCAGGACATTACCGCCGATAGTAGAGCCTTTGGCGCAGCTATGAGAGTTGCAAATACAATGGCCGGAAAGAACGCCGAGGGCTTTGCAAAGTTAAAAAATCAGGTAGCCGATTTATCCAAGACTTTGCCTATTGCACGTGATGATCTTGCAAACGGCTTATATCAGGTAATCAGTGTTGGCGTTCCAGAAGATAACTGGATAGACTACCTTAACAAGTCGGCTAAAGCATCCGTGGGCGGTATCGCTGATTTGGGCGAGACCGTAAAGGTAACATCTACTGTTATCAAAAACTATGGTTTGGCATGGGACGCAGCCGAAAGCGTGCAGGACAAAATACAGCTCACGGCGAAAAATGGTGTAACCTCATTTGAGCAGTTAGCCCAGGCACTGCCAAGAGTGACCGCCAACGCCTCAACATTGGGTGTAAGTGTCGATGAGCTTTTGGCAAGTTTTGCGACGCTTACAGGTGTTAGCGGTAATACTAACGAGGTTGCAACCCAGATGGCGGCAATCTTTACCGCTTTGGTGAAGCCGTCAAGCGAGGCAACCGAAATGGCGGAAAAGATGGGTATTGAGTTCAATGCCGCATCTATCAAAGCCGCCGGAGGCTTGCGTAACTTCTTAACTCAGTTGGACGCATCCATTAAGGAGTATGCCGCCGCTAATGGTGTATTGGAGCAAGAAGTTTATGCCAAGTTGTTTGGTAGTGCCGAAAGTTTGCGAGCATTGACACCGCTTACAAATCAGTTAGCCGAGAAGTTCAGCGAGAACGTAGACGCAATGGCAAATAGTGCCGGAACCATCAACGCCGCCTACAACGAAATGAGTAGTACAGGCAGCGCAACCACGCAAATGCTGAAAAACCAATTAGGCGCAATAACTGATGTGGTAGCCGGGTTTGTTGGAAGTGCTATGCCGTTTGTTAGTTTTATAGCTAATACAGGCGTAATGGTTATGAGTATTACAAGTTTGGTCAAGACCATTAAAGCCCTGAATATCCAACAAGCCATTTTAACGTTACGCTCAAAGGCAGGGGGCGCAGCAATGCTTTTGTTTGGGCTTAATGCAAGCCGATCGGCAGCGTTTACACGTGTCTTTAGCGCAGCTTTGAAAAGTGGTGCATATTCGGCAACCGCTTTCAAAATTGCCCTTAAAGGTTTGATGATTACCACGGTGGTAGGTGCTGCAATCGTAGCGGTAACATCTGTTATCGAATATTTCGTTAATAAGACCGATGAGGCTACCGACAAGACAAACGAGTTTAGCGAAGCCGAAGACGCTTACAAGAACGCAGCAGCAAGTACTAAGGTTGAGTTAGACAAAGAGATTAAGGCTTTAGGCGACCTCATTACCGCTAAAAAGGACACCACCGACGCAGTAAACCACCTTAATGCCGTATATGGTGATTTGTTCGGGAGCCATAAGACAGCATCCGAGTGGTACGATACATTGACACGTAAAAGCCAGATATATGTTAAGCAAATTGGCTACGAGGCACAAGCAAAGGTGTTGGCAACAAAGTTGGCTGAAAAGCAAATAGAGTTGGAAGACAATTACGCTAAACGCCGTGAACTTTGGAAAGCCGGAGGCGCACAGAAAACCACCAAGCGGACAATAACCAACCGATCAACTGGAGGTGACAGCTACGAAGTTGTTACAACGGAAGATACCAAGGAGTATGCCGATTTAAAGGACAGCGCAAGGGGGCTGATACCGGAAATCCAAAATTTGCAAAGACAATTGGGAATAGCTCAAAAGCACATGGCCGATTGTTCTAAGCAGATGGCGGCGGTTGATGCTAAGATGGGACATAGCAACAAGACCGTTAAGGTTAGTGCAATGACCTATCAGCGGGTAGCGGACGCAATCGAAAAGACAGAAAAGAAACTTAAAAATACGACTGATAGCAAGGAGATTGCCAAGCTAAAGGCGTATAATACGGAGTTACACAACCGTAAAAAGTTATTAGATAAATCGTTGGGCTTTGATAAGTTCAAGGGCAATAAGAGTGGTAACAAGAAAAACAAGCCAGTTGCAGACCCTAAGACCTATGAACAGCTAAGTACTAATATCGAGTACTACAAAAAGAAGCTCACCACGGCAAGCACCGCCGAGCAAGAAAAGATAAGGGCAAATATCCAAGTATGGGAGAAAAAGAAAGCGGCGATCGAGTTAGCCCAGAAAGCCGCCGAGCGACCAACTGAAATTAAGACGTTGCAAGACGTTGAAAAGGAATTGGACTATTTGCAGACCCTACGTAAGACCGCCAATAAGAATGATTTGGCAGGTATCGACAAACTGATAAGCAAAACCGAGTTGTTGGGCGCAGCTATGCAACGTCCGGCTAAGTTGGAGACCTTACAGGACATTGACAAGGAAATAGAGTACCAACAGAAGTTGAGGGCTACGGCATCCAAGGAAGCTATAAGCGGAATTGATGCGGAAATCAATAAATTGGAAACTCTAAAGAACTATATCGAAAACGCCACGGTGATAGATACACCCGACAGTGCATTGAAGACGTATGAGCAGCTTAATATTAAGTTGGCATACTATAACGAGTTGTTGGAGAAAGCCACCGAGGAACAACGCCCAGAGATACAAAAGCACATTAACGATATTGAGGGTATTAAGAAAGCATGGGACGATAGTTTAGCCGCTTTAAATAAGCCGGGAGACATTACCCAACTTGATACCATCGAAAAGTTAGATGAGGCAGTAAGGTATTATCAGGAGCAGCAGAGCAAGCAGAGTGCCGACGAAATCCAAAACACGCAAAGAACGATCGACGCTTTGGAAGCGAAGCGAAAGGCGATGCAAAGAGGTATCGAAATACCATCAATGCAAAAAGAGATAGCCGAGATTAACGAACTTTCTAACCGAGAGTTTAAGATCAAGGTTAAGGGTATTGGCTTTGATGCACTAACCGATAAAATCCGGGAACTGCAAAAGCAGCTCAACGATACCAACAATCCGGTAACGGACGGACAGCGCAAGGACATCGAGGAAATGATTAGCACCTACGAACAATGGCGCAAATCTTCTATTTCTTCTTTTGATACCGTAAAGTCTGGTTGGGACAACATCAAGGGTATTGGCGACAGCATCAACAGCATAACCGACGCTTTGGACGGCAATGGCAACGCATGGCAGAAAGTAACCGCTATCTTGGACGGCTTTATACAACTGTATGAGAGTATCAGCGCAATAGTAGGTATTATTGGTATGCTAACGACCGCCTCAACCGCTCATGCCGCCGCAAAGACCGGGGAGGCAGCGGCCACAACCGCCACGGCAACCGCCCAGGGAGTTGAGACAGCAGCACAGACGGCAGCAGCGGCGGCGATGGTTCCAGTTATTGCCGCTAACAAATTGGCGACCGCCTCATATATGGAGTTAGCCGCAGCAATGTTTTTTGCCGCCCATGCCTCAATACCATTTGTCGGCTTTGGCATAGCATCCGGTTTTGTGAGTGCAGCAACGGCGATGGTGGAAGCTATCGGAATAATGCCGTTTGCAAAAGGTGGTGTAGTGTCGGGGCCTACGTTGGCTTTAGTTGGTGAGTATGCCGGAGCAAGCAACAACCCGGAGGTTATCGCACCACTTGACAAGCTACGTAGCATGATACAGCCACAGGGCGGTATCGGTGGAAACGTTCGCTTTGAAATCGAGGGTAGAAAGTTAGTTGGAGTAATATCCAACACAACGAGAGTAGCCGCCAAGAGCGGCAGAAAGTCAAATTTTTAATAAGTAGTTAATATGTATATACACGGCAGTTTTCTAAGTCAGCAGAGCGATACGATAACGGTACACATCGTTACCGGAAACGATCGCACGCAGACTATTGAAATAGGTACAGAAAAGGCAGATGTATATTTTAGCGATGATCCGGCAGAAATCGAGAATGAGGTAAACGACACTTTCGATGTGCTTTTGAGAAATTCGGCCAAAATAAGATTGCTTTGTGGCAACCTGATTACAGACCTTTTTAGTACCTCATGCCGTGATGCAGTCGTAAACATCTATAAAAACGATACGTGTATCTTTGCTGGGCTCATCGAGCCACAAACTTTGTCACAGCCATATAACGACAGATGGGACGAACTGGAATTAAATTGCATTGATGCGCTTAGTGCTTTGCAGTATAGCAAGTATAAGAATGTGGGCGCATTAGGCGTTATCTATGCTTTCGTCAAGGCAGAAGCGGCGCAGCGTAGTTTTTACGATATTGCCGCCGAGATACTGAAAGGTGTTACCGAGGGACTGGATATATTGGGCAACCAAAATATTAAGTACTGGTATGATGGCAGCAAGGCAGTTGATGCAAAGACCGCCAACCGCTATCAGGTATTTAAGCAGCTTTCAATATCTGATTTGTTGTTTTTGGGTGACGATGAGAGCGACGTTTGGCAGCAAGACGAAGTGTTGGAGGAACTTTTGAGGTACCTTAATTTGCATATCGTGCAGGACGGCTTTAACTTCTATATCTTTTCGTGGGAATCCGTTAAGGCGACACCCGATAAGATTATTTGGCATGACATCGTAGCCAACAGCACCAAGACAACGGCACAGCAAGCCGTGACAATCGCTTTGGCTAACGTAGCCGATTGCGATACTACGATAAGCATAGGCGATGTATATAACCAACTTCTATTAACCGCCAAGGTGGAAGACATCGAAAGCGTGATAGAAAGCCCACTGGATGAGGATTTGTTGGTTAGCCCCTACATCAATAAGCAAAAGTACCTCACCGAGTATTCGAGCGACGGAGAGGGAAGGACCGCCTATAATGCCTTTTATGCTATGACCCATGACCAAAAAACCACGTATGGCGCAGGTGCGATTACTGATTGGTACGTGCAGGTGATGCGTAACAAACAATGGACGTTCCCGATGAGGGGCAACACAGATATAGACATCGTGGACTATTTCGGCGGCGAGGGCACAAACCAACACGCTTTGCCTGATTGGTTAGGGCAAGCACCGGGGGCGGCTATCATGGCGTTGGGAAGCGTCAAGATGAACACGGCCAATGATGATAATAGCCCGACATCTAAGGTGAACATGACTAACTATTTGGTAGTGTCGGTTAATGGCAATGGCGTGGATAATGACGAAAACAAGACCTACCCGAGTGTGGCAGACATACAGAAAAATATACCGTATGCCGTCTATACTGGTAACAAGGCGGGGGGCGTTTTTTCGCCGTCAGACGAGGAAACCACCAACTATATAGTATTGTCGGGTAAGGTTGTTTTAAATCCTATAATGAGGCAGACCAACACGTACACCAACCTACATAACAAGGAGTGGACGACATGGCCGCAGAATATAGAAAAGGGCATGATCTACGTATGGCATCAGACCGTACCAAGCCGTAACAATGGTGATGGCAGGTATTACACCCGTCAGTATTGGCAAGCCGAGACACCGGACAAAGAAGTATCATGGCATGAGGGCGCAGATAGCGGATTTTATCCATATACCGGGGGAGGCCCAGAGGAATACGAATTTAAGTACAGCGCAATAGGCGACAGTACCGACACAATCAGTAAGGTAGCCGTATTAGCCTGTATGTTGGTTATCGGTGATAAATGCGTAGTGGAGACCGGAACCGAGGGGCAGACAACCGATTTTGTTTGGCAAAAATACAAGGAGCGGAGCGAGTGCCAAAGTGATGATGAATATTATCAGCAATGCTTTACTATTGGCTTTGACCCTAAGATAGGTGATAAGTTGGTGGGCACAGAGTTCAGCATCCAAAACAACATCGACTATAAGATGGGTATTGATGTGGAGGGCATAGCGATACCGATTACCAAGGGCGACAAGATAAGTGGGCAGGTTAGGTTTATGATATTAGGTCCGGTTAATGTTACATGGGACGTTATCACACGCCGCCACCCTACCTTTTTCAGACATACGAAGTGGAGCAGCTCATCAGTACCGCTTTTAGCCCATGTTAGTAGCATCCTGATTAAGTCGTTTGAGGTTAAAGTTTATAGCGATAATGGACTAATCAGCAATGGCAATGATGATAACGATATTATCTATATGAGCGACACCAAAGAAACCTTTGTGAACAAAAAGGACGATTTGGAGTTTAAGATAAATTCGGCATTGACCGCCACAGAGTGCGCCCAGTTGGGAGTTAGCAATACGGTGAAGTTATCCACACCGTTGAATATATCAACCGGGGACGGAGTGTTAGAGGTGTACGACCGAAACGGCAACGTTAAGGCAAAGCCCGAACAAATCTACGTAGATAGTTATTATACTGAATACCATAGGCCACGTATCGTGATGGAACAGAAACTAAGAGACATTGATAATGTTGTTAGTCTGTTTAACCATTACCGCCACGAGGCTTTAGACAAAGAATTTTTCGTGCAGGGCATCGGCAGAAACCTTATTGAGGGACGTGCCGACCTCACATTAAAGGAGATTGGCGCATGATCGAAGTTAAGCAGATAGCAAAACCCAGGAACAGCGGCAGCGGTGGGGCATCCACCGGAGGCGGCAGCTATGGAAGTATCGGCAAAATGACCGAGGAAGCCAAGCACGCAGCCAAAGCCGATATAGCGACACACGCAGAGCAAGCCGAGTATGCAAACCGTGCCGGATATGCGAGCCGTGCCGCCTATTCCGATTTAGCCGGAGACGTTGCAGAGGATAGCCCGATTAACGACCGCTTTTTGTCGAAGATTACCGCCGACATAGCGCAAGGGCACATTACTTTTCAGCAGGGTTTAACGGCTATCGGTTTGGCAATATTCAAGGACGGCGCACACTTTGGCGAGTTTGTCAAATCCCTGTATGCAGGTAAGGGCGCAGGTATTGACGCACAAGGTAACGCCGAAGTAGAAAGCCTAAGAGTGCGCAGTTACTTTGAGTGTCTGGAATTGATAGTAAACCGATTGTCTGCAATCGAGGGCGACCAACTTCTAACGGAAGCGGACACAATCGAGAGTGTGGACGATTTGGGCGATGGTTGTTTTGGTTTGCACCTGAGAAGCAAATGGGACGGATATTTTACCGCCCAAGCCGAAAACAATGTGCTTAAAGGTATCATCAATACTTTGGCGCAAGGAAGCGGAAAGTATTACACAGCATGGTTTAGAGTTAATAGCGTTAATACCGCTAACAACTACATAGAGGTGACGCAGTACCCGGACACCGAAGTACCAAGCGGCAAGAATTACCCACCATGCGAAATGATGAAGATTGCACGATGGGGAAACCAAACGGACACGAAACGGCAAGATTGTTTGTACCTATCAAGCACAGAGGGGCGAATCGTCAAGCTAAAGGGAGTGACTAAGCCGATTTTGGATAACGCCAACTATGGCGCAGCTTTCGGCAGTTTGCCCGAATTTGTGTACGAGTTATTGGACGATAACGGCAACCCTTTGCCAATACGTGATGGTTTAGACTATATGTATATACCGGGTATCGTCACAATGGACGTTATCAGACTTAACAAGTGGACTGGTAAGCCGTTGGTTACGTATGTGGATCGTGGGGCGTGGACGCAAAGCGGCAAGTACTATTGCGATGCCATCAACCCGGACACCGGGGAGTATGAGACATCAGACGTTTGGTTTAATGGCTGCAAGTACAGATGTTGCAAGAACCTCACAACGACCGCCCCGGCATGGAATAATACCGATTGGGCGATGATCGAGGGTAACCCAGACTTTGCCGTAGATTTCCAAGAGCCTGAAAGTATCTTAGACCCGGACAAAATAGACCTCACGCTAACCATCGTGGCGACCCTGTATAATATGAATATCACAGACGATATTTTAGACGCAGACGTAATGTGGACGAGATACAGCGAGGACGCAGAGGGAAACGAGAGAACGGCAAGCGACAATGTTTGGAGTTTGCGACACGCCAATACCGGAAAGTCTTTACACCTCACAGCCGAGGACATGGACTTTAACGGATATATGCCCAAATTGATACGCTTTACGGCTACCGTCACTTTACGTGACGGAATGGGCAACGAAGCGGCAACGGCGGCAGTCAGTTACGAGTATTAATTTAAGCATAGCACAGTTATGAAGACAAAAAGATTTGATTTCAACTTTAAACCACTGCAAATTAATGTTAGTTTTGTGTGTGAGGGCGGTGTACCGGACACGCAAAATTATGATGCCGACACAGATACATACACCCCCGATTACACTTTGGTAAATCTTATTATCCAACCACGTGTTGGTAGAATAGACAAAGACGAAGTACTAACAGCCGGGGAAGTTAATAAGGACTTGGCGAACGTCAGGTGGGAGCAAATCGTTAATGGCAAACGCGTGGAGATAACCGATAGTACAGCGGAAAATCCGCCGTTTAAAATCGTCAGAAGCGGAAACAACGCGGGACGTATTACTATCTGTAAAAACGCAATTCCTCAAGTACCACTTAATTTGGTATTTAGTTGTGACTATGCCGACCCACGAACAGGGCAAGTGTACCACATAGAACGTACAAAACAAGTACAATGCAAGAACACAACGACATACACGCCACTTCTGGTATTGGATGCAGCCGCCCAAACTATCTACAACCCATTGAGCGACCAAGACACACAGACGGTGCACGCATCATTGAGATTGGGAGCCAATGAGTGCCCGGAGAATAAACGTTTGTTTGTCTGGGAAGTAATGAGGGAAGACGGAACGTTTACCGCTGTAGGCAGCGACACCACGTTAGACTATGACGTAGTGGTGGCAGAAGACGGAAACAGTTGTACCGTTAATCGTAGCCTCATGGGTACAGAACTTTATTTGCGATGCAGGGCAAAGTATAGCCCGAACGGAAACCCAAGCGGCGTAACATTATCGGACAACGCCCCTACTAAGTTAGTGGCATTTATCCGTAGAATCCCAAAATTTGAATATGACATTGGCGAACTACCTACAAACATACCAAGCGGTTTGTTAGAGATTGCGCCAACGGCGAAGATTTGGAACACTAACGGCATGATCGACAACCCGGAGCGTGAGTTATTGCCGCTTTGGTATGTTGCAACAAACGCCCAGTCAGGAACACTTAACTATTCGCTCATAGCACATGGTATGGCACAGACGCTTTCGACCAAAAAGGTTAGCCAGACTTTGGGCGGCGTTTATGGTTTGGACGTTAAGGACGTTGGCCCGGCGTGTGCATGGGAAGACAGCGACGGCGCAGTATTCGTTGATGCAGACGACAATGTAATATTAATCAAATAATAATTTAATCAATATAAGATTATGGCAAGATACATTAAAGCAAATCCATTGGTTGCACAATACTTGCAATTGGAGGACGAACGTAACAAGGTGAGTGATGGCAACTATCTGTTATGGCAAAACGATATGTTGAAGTTTGGCCCACTAACCCAACTTAACGACATATTGGTTAAGATTGGAGGTATTGCGCTTATGCCGCATGAAGCGAGAAGCGAGCAGGACGGTACTATTTGCAGACCTTTGCCAAGGGCGACCGATGCACGTTTTCAGCAGCCTATTAAGGATAACGTTAATGATGCTATCGTAGGCGGTAAACCTGAAAGCACCGAGCATGGCTCAGATGATGAGGGTGAGAACACAGAAAGCACAGACAATGAAGGTAACATCAATGAGGGCCAGGCCAACGAGGAAAATGTGGAGGGCGACCAACCGTCGGAAACGTCAGAGAGTGAGCAAACAGAAAGTGAGACCCAAAAAGTAAGTAACTATGAGCAAAGCGAGTACAACCAGAACGATTAAGTTTATTGCGAAAGCAGGAACTTATACGGCATTAATCATGTGCCCAGATGGAGACGTATACCAAGAATGGGACGGAACGGAATCCGAAGTTACTAAGGTGTTCCCTAACTTTGAACAGACAAAGCCGAAACTTAACTTTGTCTGTATGAGTAGCCGAGTAGCCGAGGGAGTGGCAACGCCTGATACTATGCAGTACTTTTTCAATGGTACGAAAATCGAGTTTAACGGCGATACGTCAAGCGGCATTTTTGCAGGCTACTTTAAGAAGTTTACGCCAAGCGGCGACAACATCTACTATGGTTTGCAGATTGTTAAGAATTTGGTAGAAATCGCAGGTTTTGCACCGGTAACTATCAAGATGGTGGCAGCTATCAGTTATGGCACACAAAGCGATAATATCCAAGCTACCTATACAATCCCAGTGCAAAAAACAACAGGTACAAGTTATCGTATTGCAATCATGGCAGGAGATAACAAGGGCTTTGTTATTACCGACAAGGGCGGCAGTTGCGTTTTAAAGGCGATGGCATACCAGAACAACGGAGAAATCACTAAAGATTTAACCTATGTGTGGGAAAAGATGGGAGCCAGTGGTTGGGAGACAATCAACGGACAGACCGCACAGACGCTTACAGTGTCAGGCAGCAGCATAGACACATACGGAGAGTACCGGGTAACAGTTAATCGTAGTGGTGTTGAAATTGGCAAGGACATACAGGGCGTTATGGACGCATCTGACCCCTACGACATCGACGCACGCCCAACACCGGAAGACGAGGCGATAAGCGAGGACGAAAGCGGAAACGATAAGGTAACTTATACGCCGTGGATCGTCAAGCGCGGGACGAACACCCAAGCCATCAAAGACGCTAAGTTTTTCTTTGTCGTGAAAGATGCAGCGGGTGTTTATCTGAATAGCGACAGCGAGCGAAAAACGGCGGTTGCAAGCTATTCCGTAACACGTGCTATGTGTTTGCAGAGTGGTGGAGATATTAGTGTAACTATAACATCGGAGGGATAAGTTTATGGGAGTATCTATAACGAGGATAGTTAAGTTTATACGAAAGGGAAAGGGCGTAATTGTCGCCCAATCCCGAAATATATATAACTATACCTACAAGGAGTGGACGCAGTTCTACGGACTTAGTGGGCGGTCAGTCAATTGGGACGGAATCATAAATGTATCTGATTTTTCCGTAGGTGATACAATGGTTATCAGTGGTATTGTTTCGGACAAACGAAATATTACTATCAGTCTTTACGCTAAAGTAACGGCAATCGACACAAACCGGGCTGTAATAACGGCTCAATCATTATACTATATAGCGAGTGGCGAAAATGGCGAAAACGGCGACAGAGGCCCGGCACTACGAGGCCCACAAGCGTGGAGCGATTGCGCCGTAGGCTATACGTTTCAGTCGGGTGCAAACGGCGAGGAGTACAAGGACGTAGTTTTGTATGGCAATAACTATTATTCTTGTATCAAATCACATGCCAAGACAGCAAGCAATAACCCAGGAAGCACAATCGATACCAATAGCGGACTTTGGAAGTTATCCGACAAACTGGAAATGGTGGCTACAAAGATATTGTTAGCGCAGTATGCTTTAGTCAAAAATTTAGGTGTAGAAACTATCGACATGAAAGACGCCGACGGTAAAATTATCTTTCAGGCAAAAGATGGTGAGGTAATTTGCAACAGCGGTACCTTCAAAAATATAAAAGTTATTGGGTCAATGCGAAATCCGTTCAATTTGGCTAATGATAGTTTTGATACGGATTACAGCGATAATGTTGCCATGCTAAGTGACGATAGAGATGCTTGGCTAACCGCTTATTCTATGCCGTGGGACGTAAGTCAGAGTGGAAGACGATTAACCATTGTAAACTACAAATGGGGCAGCACGTTGGCGTCTGGCAAGGCAAGTATCAACGCACCGAGTGACAAATACTTCTTTGAGGACGGAATCCAAAAAAGAAAGTTAAAAGTTAGCCGTGAAATTGTGGAAATGATAGGCTACGGCACTACTACGGAGTTCTACGGTTGGATTGTGCTAAATCGCATTGACTTAATGACAAGTCAAAAGTATGGGCATTGTTTAAAGGCTTTGGCATTTGGCACGGTATCGGGCGGAAACAGCAACAGCAACACATCTATAACAAGCAATACGTTTGATGGAAGCACGCTAACGGTGTCTCGACAATCTGAAGGACTATACCGGATATATTATCCGAGGACGTGGTTTGCCTATTCAAGTAATTGCCGTGTAATATTAACCGGGCGAGGTGTATGCTACGGTGAAATTAGCCCAGTAAAAGCCACTATGCACTCATTGGGTAACGGTTACTTTGATGTAGTCGTATCAGACGATGCAAGCCGAAACGATGGCAGCTTTGATTTTATAATTTATAATGGGTCCGATTTTGACATATTAAAATAGTAGTAATTATGGCAGTAAAGAAAACAAAAAAGTTGAGCGGTCAGGCAACAGTAACCACCATCAACACAGACCAGAAATTTCCGGTAACGGACACAAACGGAAAGGTTACACTTATTTCGTTGGCAGACCTCAAAGCCGCTTTGATGGCAGGTATGAACCTTGACAGCATAAACGATGGCATATTTATCATGTTTCATCGTAATAGCGACAATTTCCCACTTATGGTTAATCCTTATAAATGGCCCTCCTACCAAAACCGCGGAGAAATTGCCGAGGGTGTAGTAATTGTGGAGGGCGGCAAAATCTTAGTTGTGGCCCCTACAGAATCAAGTTCGCCTTTAACGTGGAGTAGCACAGCTATTAGCGGAGGCGGTACGACAACAGGAGATCGTGTTACGGCGATGAACGATTGGAACGGTAAGGCGAACACGGCGGCTACAATCGCAGCAAGTAGAGCCGATGCAATCACCAATACGGCGCAGTATGCGCCGGGCTACTGCAATCTGTATAGTCGGGTAAATGCTAAAGGTGAGGGCTTGACAGCAGGTAAATGGTGGTTGCCATCGTTGGGCGAAATGATGATGATTTATGCCAATATGACAAAAATCAATTATGCTTTGTCCCTGATTGCCGGAGCCACACAGTTAGTCGAAAACTGGTATTGGACTTCTACCGAGGGCACTGCGACCCACGCGTGGGATCTGCACCTCTACGACGGTTATACAAGCCTTTGGGGCACTAAGGCCAGCTTCACGCGCAGAGTTAGGGCAGTGTCAGCATTTATTGTTTAATTCTTAATTTCTTAGTCTTTAACCTTTAGGTACGGCGAAAGCCGTACCATTATAAGGCAATTTAATAAACAAGCAATGGCGGTAAAATTAGTTTCAAGTACAAAGATTTATTTAGACGCACGAAAGTTGTTAGACATCATTTTGGATATAGTACCCAATTTCCCACGTGCCTACAAATTCACCATCGGGGCAAAGCTGCAAGAAATTGGCGTTAATCTGATGCAGGAAATAGCAGCGTCGTACATCAATAAGGACAAAGCCGAGACAGCAAAACACCTAACCGAGTTTCAGGCAGAGTTTGAGACAATGAAAACGCTAATACGAATTGCCGGAGAAAGGGAATGGATAAAAGGCAGAGGAAAGTTTGCAAATATCATCGAGTTAATGGACGAAATAGGTAAACAATCGTCAGCGTGGAAAAACAAAGTAGTTAATACGCTTTGTAGCCAGAATCGGAATGTTACGACAGACCGAGAGCGCAGTTTTCCGTAATAAATGGGGTTTATGCCGTCATTTACGGCTAAGAACAAGATAATAGACCACAGATTGCGGCCAACCGAGAACAGTGCGACCAACGCGTGGAATCTGAACCTCAACGACGGTAATACGAACAATTGGAACACTAAGGCCAGCAACACGAACAGAGTTAGGGCAGTGTCAGCACTATTTACAGAAAGCAGAAACGTGACAAATGATAATATACAATGGTAACGACAGAATGGCTTTTAGATGCTTACTTTGATTGTCGCCATAGCAAGAGACGAACAGCAAGCGCAGTTGTTTACGAAATGGACTACGAAAGCCGTTTGATTGCTTTGCGTGATAGAATCAATAACCGAGCGTACCAACCCGGTAAGTCTATTTGCTTTGTCGTAACACGCCCAAGATACAGAGAGGTATTTGCAGCATCCTTTGAGGATAGAATCGTACACCACTACATAGCTTTGCGCCTAACGCCACTATTTGAAGAAATCTTTAGTGAGCGTACATTTAATTGCAGGAAAGGCAAAGGGCAGCTATATGGTATTAATACGCTGAAAGAAGATATAAGGCAGTGCAGCAATAATTATACGGAAGATTGCCACATTATGAAACTTGACTTAAAAGGTTTCTTTATGAGCATTGACAAAAAGTTATTAGCTGAAATGGTAGATCGCTTTATAGTCAAGTACTACAAGGGCGAAGACATAGACGATTTGCGCTACCTTTGCCGTGTCGTTATTTTACACAGCCCCGAAAAGAATTGTGAACGGCACAGCCCTTTGAGCTATTGGGAGAAGTTGGATAAGAACAAATCACTATTTACAAATGGTGAGGGTAAGGGCGTAGCCATCGGCAACCTGTTTGCCCAGATATTCGCAAACTTCTTACTTAATACGCTTGATTGGTATATCGAGAATGAGGGTATAAAACATCATGGCAGATATGTGGACGACTTCTATTGCATCCATAAGGACAAAGAAAAGCTATTGGCGTTAATGCCTAAGATACGTGAGCTATTAGCCAAGTTAGGTTTACGACTGAATGAGAAGAAGTTTTATTTGCAACATTACAGCAAAGGCGTGGAGTTTACCGGGTCAATAGTCAAACCCGGACGTGTCTATACCTGTAATAGAACAATAACAAACTTTGTCGCAGCGGTCAGACGGCTAAACAAGGCTAACAACGAGCGTCAGGTATTACACGCAGTATGTAGTATCAACTCATATTTAGGTTTGCTACGGCATACCAACGAATATGCTATGCGCCGTAAAGTGCTTAACATGATCAAGCCACACGTATTTAATGAATATGTGTACATCAAAGGGCACTACGAGGTATTGGCAATTAAGAACAAACATAAATTGAGGTATCAAACAATGCAGAGAATTAGAAATGGCGACTACTGATAAAGCACCCATTACCCTATCATCCGATAGGTTGGATATGGACTTATTTAGATTGCTACTTACAAGGTATGTAGTAGTGACCGAACAGCGAGACGGAAAAGTGATTTACGAACTTAACAGCATCGAGCACCATGCAGGTAATTGAAATAGTAGTATCGGTTATTACCGCTTTGGGCGGTTGGGAAATGATTAAATACTGTATGAATCGTAAAACCAACCGCCGAAAGGAGGAAGCCGAGGCCGACAACGTAGAATTTAACGTTTTGCGTGAGGCTATGGACTTTTTGCAAACTCAACTCAAAGATAAAGAGCAACGATTTGCAGAGCAGACCGATTTAGTGAGAAAGCAGAATTTAGATATTTTGCAGCTCAACAAGGAAAAGGCGCAGTTAGAATTAGACCTACAACGCTATAAGTGTGTAATTAAGGGTTGCATTAAACGTGACCCACAAAATGGTTATTAATATGAGAAAGATTAATGAGATCATCGTACATTGTACGGCAACCGCCGAGGGTAAGGACTTTAAGGCGGCAAACATTGACCGATGGCACAAGGCTAAAGGTTGGAATGGAATTGGCTACCATCATGTAGTAGATTTGGACGGAACGGTAGAACCAGGCCGACCAGAAAGCGAGGTGGGGGCACATTGCCTGAAGCACAACACAAATAGTATTGGTGTAGTGTATGTGGGCGGTTTGGCATCCGATGGTAAGACACCAAAGGACACCCGAACACCACAGCAAAAGGCGGCTTTGGTAAACTTGCTTACCGAGTTAAAGCATCGTTACCCTAACGCCGTGATCCACGGACACCGAGACTTTGCAGCCAAGGCGTGCCCATGCTTTGACGCTACCAAAGAGTACAAAGACATCAAGTAATAAGCCGATGAAGAAGTTTATAACTATCTGTATGTGCCTGTTAGCCCTGTTTGGGCTGATAGGCTGCAAAACAACAAAAAAGGTGGTATCGGAATCATCCACAACTACAAGAGAGGAAACCGACACCACCAAGTTAGCAACCGATAGCATCCACGTAGGTACTATCAAAACCGACAACCGGACCACGCTAACGTATTTTAGCGATTGGGGGTATATCGAGTTTGCCAATAACGGCGGTACGCTCACGATCGACACTTTGGGCAACCTGAAAGCCGATGGCGTTAAGTCATACCAACACGGCAAGAAAGCCGCCCAGAAGAAAGCCGAGAATATCACCCAGAGCAAGGACAGCACCGACACCCATAAGCTGCAAGCAAATGGGGTGCAGAGCCGAGACAAGCAACAAGCCAACAGAGAGCCACAGAAACAAGGCGTGAAAGCCTTAAAATGGTATCAGCATACAATTTACCATATCGGCTTTTTATGTTGCGTAGCGGCGATTATTTACACTATATTCTTATATCTGCGGAGAAAAAAATAAAATCTGTTTTCTGAATAGTGCAAGCCCGGAGCCAACCGAGAGGTTAGCCCGGGCGATTTGCTTTACCCAATACGTAGTCAATCACTTTGCGGTTTGCGGCATCCACTTTATCCCTATTGTACTTTATATACACACCTGTAACCTTTGCGCCGTGGGAGTGTCCCAAAGCCTCACTAATAGTATCTTTAGGTATATCCAAGTCAGCGGCATACGTAGCCCAGGAATAGCGTGCCCAGTACAAAGATAGCCCCTTTTCCAAAGGTTGCATTACTTTTCGATTGTTCCCGGTAAATATGAAATTGCCGTTATCATCCAACCGGGCAGGGCCTATTTTAGCCAGAGCGTTATTAACGCTACCCTGTAAGGCTTTATAGTCTTTGTACCTATCAAAGCAGCGTATAAGGTGCTTTTTGCCCTTATAGCGGTTTATTATCTCCATTGCTTCCGGCTCAATCTTAATGCTATATAGCTTATTTGTTTTGTGTCGGCGGTATTCCAAGCGACCATTAACGATGCTATCTAACGTGCAGTCGGCAAGATCAACCGTATTAATGCCTATCAAATAAAAGGTAAGCATGAACAAATCCCGATATTCAGGATAAAGCCCCTGTAATGGTAAGTCTAATAGTTGCCTCATTTTCTCTATTGGCAAATCCCTCATACGAGTTTCTTCTATCTTAATACGGTAGTGCCTAAAAGGGTCATTAGTTGTTATATCATGGTCTATTGCCCAGTTAAACGCACGCTTAATAGCTTTCATGTATGCCGCTTTCGTATTAACGGATAACCCAGACATCGACACGTAGAAATCATCTAACCACGTAGTCGTTATTTGCTCAAAGTGCAGCTTTGCCGGATCATAGCCAAATGCCTGTATCTTTAACGATGCACTTTTTGTTATTCCCTTAGTGCGATCGGCACGCCCCTCACACATAGACGAAAATACGTCACTAAGTGTAGGTACATCAATGGTGGGCTTTTCCAATTCCAAGTCGGTAAGCATTTGTTTGATTTGCCTACGTGATAATTTCGGCCATTGCCCAGTCTCCTTTAATTCCATGATGCGATTAGTAACCGTAGCGAGCATAGAGACAAGGGCGGCGTTAATACGCCGTGCCCCTTTACCGATGTATTGTTGTGTCCGGGCATCCCACTCACCAACCGAGGCATAGACACCAGTACCAAGATAGATGTTAGTGCCGTGCCCTACTATAATCTGGATTGGGTACGTACCATCTTTTAACGCCCTACGAACATCTAAGCGAAAACGAGATTTTGCCATAAGCCAGATTTAAAAATTTGCTGAAAATTTGCTGATTTTTGCGCCTAAACCTACCAAAACACACCACATTTCGCCCCTCTTTAGGGGTTTGGCGCTGTAGAAAAACCCCATTTTAGGGCTGATTATCAGGTGTTTGGCTATTAGAGCCGTGACACCACTTAATAATCCCATTTCTTTCTTATTTAATTAATTATCAATTAGTTACGTATTTACCATTTTCTTTTATCTAGAGTTTCAAGCCCGACTTTCCCAAGGCACCATAAACCACCTTGGCAACCAGAGGTTTGCTCGACTCCACATTCATGCCATGGCCCAAACGTCCATAGATAAATGGAACCTCGAGACCTTTGATACAATAGTGAGTAATATCGGCCACCAGATCGATGTTATCAATATCAAACTCACCATCTTCTCTTCCTTCGGCATAAATTCTTCTGAGAATCTCTATTTCGTCTTCATCGAAGTTTTTTCTCGCCTTCTCAACCATCCAGATGTTTCGGAAGAACTCAGCACGGAGGTTACCGTTTCTTACAACCGTTTCCTTGATCATACTGAGGTGAGTATAGATAAGCTCAATGATTTTATCCTGTGGACGCATCTTGCAATTAGCAACCTCGTCCAACTTGTCCGAAAGACGCTCCAACTCTGATTCTATCACCGCGTAATAGACATCCTCCTTCCTACTGAAATAAGTATAAAGCGTACGTCTTCCCTTACCAGAAGCTACAGCAATATCATTCATTGTAGTATTTGCTATACCATTCTTGGCAAAGAGTTGTCGTGCGACATCTACCAGTTTTTGTCTTGTTTTGGATACTGACATATTGAAGCCCTTCCTTTTTTATTAATTGCACATAAAATATTATTGTGCAAAAGTAGCACTTTAATTCGAATTAAACAAATATTTAATGTTAAATTAATAAATTAGGGCACAAAAAAATCGGATAAGATGTTGTTGACCAACTTCTTACCCGATCATTGTTGCGGCGGCAGGACTCGAACATGCGACCTCCAGGTTATGAGCCTGGCGAGCTACCAACTGCTCCACACCGCGATATAATCAACTCATTTCTGAATTGCGAGTGCAAAGATACGACTTTTTTCCGACCCCGCCAAACATTTTGTCAGAAATCTGCATATATTTAACAGTTATTAAACAGAATAGCAACAAAACGTACATAAAATAGGCGAAAACGAGTAAAAAGCAAGCCCGATTGCTCTTTTTCAGAACAATCGGGCCTTATGGAAAAAGAATTACTTTTTCAAAAGTTTCATTACCTTCTCGAAATATCTCTGAGTACGCTTCTTACTGTAATGATTACCGCCATTCCATGAACGGATTGCGCGCTCGATACTATTAAGAGGATTGTAGACACTCTGAATCAATAGAAACATTTCTTTTGATTTAGCTACATTATATCTATCAGCCAAAGTGTAGCGCTTCTTCGATTTCTTGCGCTTCAGAATATTATTACATTCTGCTACTAAAATTGGAGTGATCTGCATCACACCTACAGAGTTACCGCTCTTAGCTTTCGGATCACCCATACTCTCTACCTGAATGATAGCGTCCATCACTGGAGTCCAGTCCATCTCGCTAGTAGAGGATACATTTCCTGATGTTGCAGCCGACGCTGCATGAATTTCTAATGTCAGCATTAATATGCTAACTAATACCATTGTTATTCTCTTCATATTAATTGTTTTATGGAACCTGAAAAGCTGAAATACAACATCAGAGATTTCGCGGTGGCAACTTGTGAGAAAAAGAAAGGCTGCTCACCTCAGTCCCGTTAGATACCTTAATGGATACCTTCTCACACAACAAAAAGCACAAGATACTGGTATCCTTATTCTTATCGTTTGCAAAGATACAAAAAAAAATCGAATTATGCAAGTAATCAGCTGATTATCAGCGCATTTTTACGTAATTAAACACTTAATAACACTTAGGTTTGATATAAATCAATATAAAGGTAAAAGGGTAAAAAGGTAAAAAAGGAAAAAGGAGCTGTGAGGAGCTGTGGGAAAAAGCTGGGCGATAAGAAAGCAGAACTATGGGGAAAACAAAAAAGCCTCAGAAATCTTTCGAAATCTGAGGCTCTTGATAAAAGGAGGCGGCTACCTACTCTCCCGCATTGCATTGCAGTACCATCGGCGCAAGTGAGCT